ATTTATTATTGGCATCGCACTGGTTTTGCCTGATCTCACTCGCAACATATTCATAGCCACAAGCCCCTGAAATGTAGCCAAACTGCACCCCTCCGCCGAACGGGTTATACACGCGAGTGCCCTTCGCTGGCATAAAGAACCGTGCGATCACTTCGCAAGCCACAGGATCGAGCACGGAGGCATTGCCATTATGCGCACGACCCTCTTCCTTGCCTTTCTTGGTTGGGTCTTTCGTCACGACATTGGCCATGCCTTGTTCGCCCTGCCAGCATCCTTCGCGGGTAGCGAATGCAGGATTCGCCACCCCCATCGCCACTCCTGCTGCTTCAATTCGTTCGCGCCATTCGCTCTTGAGCCTAAGCCAATCGCCCTTCACAGAGTTCCAGACATTCGTCATCGTGATATGGGCGAGGAGTTTCATCCGCACATCGGCCACATTGCCATGCACCATGTAATGGAACCCTGACATCTTCAAGTAGGTCTGAAATCCAAGACGCTCAAACAGTGCGGGCTTTTCAAACTTACTCTTGGGATCAGTTGTGATCAGCGCGGGGTATCCATCGGTATTACGGGCAATGACATGGCGGACCAGCTGCTCGTACAGTTGAAAAGTAAATCGATTTGGTTCAATCACAGATTGTAGGAGACAGAATTCACGATTGACATGATTGACTTGGAAGGTAAAGAACCCGCTAAACTCTCCATTGACTTTCAAGATCATGGCCGAATGAATCTGCATATTGTTGCGCGCTGCTCGCCTGGCAATCACGTCAGCAATGGCGAGTCGCGTGACATCAGCTTCATAACCAGAACCTAAAACACTCTTCACGTAGACCCATTCAATCTCTTCCTTAAATAAGGAAGTCTGATCAATAAATGTCGTTGACTCAAGCATGTCCATTGAATTGGTTGTCATTTGTACTCCACATTGATCTGGACAATTAGGACATGTACCGAGATACACGTCTTTCTTATGAAGAGAAATGATCTTCCCTCCACCTATGGCTTCCTCCTGTCGTTCGACGAGGATGTCGCCAGATTGAACCAGAGGATTTGACTTCGATGCGCGGAGCGGATTGTCTACGATCGGAATGATAGACAAGAGATAGTCTTGTTTTTTCTGTGCAGCCTTGGCCCATGCCGACGTGCCATAGGCGCAGGTCACAACCCGATTGATGCTGCGGATGCCTGCCGTGCGAAGCCGCTCAATTTGTCGCACGCGATGATGAATTTCTGCGTCTGAATCGAGACCACTGGTTGAGGTATTCACTACAGCTCTCACGGCATAAAGACGTTGAATATCGTTGTCGGAGAGCGTCACCCAATGCTTCGTGATAATGACAGGAATCTTTCCTGTTTCTTGTAGGGATTCACACACTGAAATAGTATTTTCCCAATCGTGGCATGGGTCTCCTGCTGTGCCGATGCGATACCAGTTGGCTGGATAATTCAGCACGGCTTGAAAAATGTTACGCCACTTAAACGGATCGGGCTTGCGAGACACACTCGTTGAAAAGTCTATGCCGTAGCGTTTAGCCGTCTTCTGTGCATAGCATTCGCCGTAACATCCAGTTTCAGGATAGGCCCGCATGCCCAGCGTACATCCTTTGACAGTATCAATATCGAGCACCCCTTTCTGATTTTCAACCGCCGAAAGAAATGGAAGATATTTCCTAGATGTTCCGGAAGATGATTCAATGTCGAATAAGATTGATTGCGTTGTCATTCTAACTCCACTAGATCTGCAAACTTTGCGCTATCCTTCATGAACGAGACGCGCACGTCGCCGACCGGCCCGTTACGATGCTTGCGAATCAACATTCTTGAACCATCAATAATTTACAGATGCCAACACATTGATATTTTCGTAGATCGTCATTGGTTGGCATTGAGCCATCTGTCGGCTATAGATCTAAGGTGCCGATTAAATCCTCGCACAGGCTACCTGGCTGACGAAAAGTAATGCTGTATGCGCAACCGCAGCGATTACATACCGTGAACAAAGGAATAGTGATTGCCTTCGTCATGGCCTAAATCCTACGGTCGCATTAAACTGTCCTGACGGTTTCGCGTTCTTGAATTGCTGATAGAGTTTTTCCGCTCGCGCGTGATCTGGGTGATTTGGATTCTCCTGGCACCATCCGGGAAGGACAGCCCGCATGCCCTCAAGAAATGTCACGCCGTGAGCTTCACTGTGCGCGAGTGATTTCGCAATCGGCTCAGGTATTTCAGTGCGTTCGCGGTGTTGCTCGATTCGTTGCAACTTCGGAAGTGCGTTATTACTCGCCTGCTTGATTTCATCGACGCTCGGCCAGTGATCCCCCGCTGCATAGAGTTCGCATTCCGTGTACCAGAGCATAAACGGAAACTGCCCCAGCTTCCTGAAATAGAATTGCAGTTGCGTCGCCGCCGTCGCCGCCGAGGCCTTATCGTTGACGGTCGCATAACGTTTTCCCCAGGGTTGTGCCGTTAAAAGATCCCACCCGACTTTGAACTCGTCCTTGGTCATGATTTGACAAACGCCTCCATCATCGCGTCGTAGCCTGAACCAGCCTGGCGGTTATCATAATTCCCCGCTTCGATCTTCGCGAGGTTCTTCGGCCCGAGGACCCAGTCTAGCGTCGCGATAAAATCCTTGGCGCGCCCGGAGAGAAAATCGCTCCGTTGCACCCGGTCGAATAATTCAATCCACCAAGCTTCATTAGGATGTTGCTTGAGATGATTCCTCACCCGTACGCGAATCGGGCCACCCAGCTTCTTACATTGAGCCGCAGATTTCAAATTCCATAAACACATAACTTGCTCTTCAGAATAAGAAGTTAATAGAGATAAAGAACTAGAAGAAAGAGAGAGAGAATTAAGATCAGGATTAGGATTAGGATTAGGATCAGTATTAGGGGAAGTCTTCGGGGATACCTCCCTGAAGCCTTTAGTGAAGGCTTTCATGTAGCCTTCGTGCATACCTTCAAGTAAGGATTTAAGTGCTTGATAACACTTTAATTTTAACGGTGAAGATGGAAGCTCATTAAACCGTTTCCCCCATGACAGAACTACATTAGGAGACTGAGGGTGATTGCACTCATGATCAGTTGAGAAGTATTTTGGAAAGGCAACTAACAGTGCTTTTTCATCGTACTCAATAAAGCCTTGCCGTAAGGCTTCCTCGAAGGCTTTCTTGTATCTAAGCGGTGACCACATTCCATTTCTATTTTTATCCTCAGCCAGTCCAGCTATGGAAGCCTTGTAAATTCCCAACGGGGAACTAAGCGGATTTGTAAATAGATGGAACCATACAAGCTGACAGTCATCACTGACGAATGGAAACTTATCATCATTCCAAATGTAGGTGCACACACTACGATAGATTCGCATAGTGCCTCAAATCGCGCAGCATTGGCAGGTCATTTAAGTTAGAAAGCCACCTACCAGTGCTGGAGCAAAGATAGGTGGCTTTCAACAGCTGGAGCTGATCCGAAGATCGTGCGCCAACCAAAATGTTCAGGGGGTTTACTGATGATCTCCAGCTCACCACGGGTACCTTTTAAACCTTCCTCACAGAAAAAGCTAGCTTATTTTTTCGCCTGCTGCGCCGTTGTAATGGCGGCATTAATCTGATCATAAAAGGAGAATCGCTGAACGGCTGGTAGCTCATGTCCGGACTGCACATGGTAGACCTCCTTCGTCGTCGCATAGAGATCGAACCAGTCCTCCTCCCAGTACCGGATAAATTCAGCCCATGCAACATCGGTAAACGGCTGCCTCGCCCCTGGAGACGTTGGGGGGGTAGCTACCCCTGGTTTACCCGTTTGCACGTCACCTGGGGCGGCCTGCGAAGGATTTGCGGGTGATTGTGACGGGTTCTCTACCGGCGGAACAACGGATGGCGATTGGGCGGCCTTCCTGGCGGCGATTTCCGCATCCAGGGCGGCGAGGAATAGCTGATCCTGTGCGGCAAACTTGGCGCGAGCGTGTTTCGAGTCGGCGGCGACATCTTGCAGCCCACTTTTCGTCTTATCGGCGAGCCATTGTAGGTAGTCTAATGGGACCATGGGGTTGTTAATGCGTTGTGCGTTGCCGTCAGCATCAGTCTTGTGCTTACCGTAGGGGATGAACGGTGCAGGCTTAGGCTTTGGTTGTTTAGCTTCTTTGTTCGTCGATGCCGCGCGTTCAAATCCTAACTCATCTCCTAACTCCTCAAAGTCCTGATCGAAAATATCTGAGCAGTCGAGGACGAGAATGACGCCATCAACAAAGGCTCTCTTCTTCGCAATTTTCAAGACGGTATTTGATTTGTCGGCCACAGACGTACGGATCTGCTTGATCTCGACATAGCCAGCAGCAGCCTGAGTATCTTTTTTGTACTTGATCCGCACATCGAGCGAATCAGCGGCCTCGTACTGTGCATCACAGACGACTTCCTGCCAAGCAAATTTCTCTTCTTCCGTGGAAGCCTCGCCAATTCCCTCGCCTAAGAACAGACCGGAGCGCGAAAACATGCTCGCTTTAATCTGATAGCGCCGCCCCTTGCCTTCAGGAATCTCGACGATGTCGTAACGTGGCGTGACACCGAACGTCGAGGACAGTGTGTGCGCACCCGGCAAAAGCAAGGAGTTCTTCTTTGACCCTGGGAATGAAGGGCCATAATGGACGCCGGCTGGGTGGTCAGGCGTTGGCCCCTTCAGTACGGCATCCATAATATGGGCTACGTCGTACTTCAGGCGCAGCACTTCAGTTGGTCGCTTACTGCCCAACACATCAAGACTGACCGGGGCATATTCCTCTATTGTTGATTCCTGTGTCATGGTTTTCTCCTGTTGGTGAATTAGTCCGAGGGCTTGCTAGCCCTTCTTATCTTCCGCCCATCGGTAGAGCCTCGCTGCGTTCGCCACCGCGGCCACGTCTTCGAGCCCCGCGTTGAGATTGACTTGCTCAATACGCCATATTCCTGTTTGCCTATCAGCATGATACAGCAAGCCGATGTTACAGCCCTTCATTTGATCGAGACGACTATAGCAACGTAACTGTAGACGATGACTTTCCTGAATGGCGTGCACAAACTTGAGGTCGATCAACGCCAATACGCGCCGCTTCTTCCATGTTAGCTCGGCCAGCAAATCAATATGGCCAATAAGCCCGAGCGCGGAAGATGTCGCCTCTTGCTCGATCGCCACAGGCTTTACAGCGTAGGCCTCACAAAACTCCGTAAAGCCGACGAGGGCCGCATGCATGACGTTGGTCCAGCGCGTTTCATCTGGGTGTATGGCTGGATTGCGTTTCGGTGGAACAAATGACGGTACCATCCCATGCGTGAATGCTAACCAGTCAAGCGTACAACTGTGCGCCCCACTTCCTTCAGCCGCATGCACCATGGCGAGTGGACCATAGTAATCTTCTGGTTCTGAAAGTAAAGTTTTGACAAGTGACATGGCGCGCGTCACCGACACATAACTTCGCCCGTCTGATCCAAGATGGATAGGTACTCGATCTAATCGCTCTTTCATGGTAACCATGGATAATCTCTCTTTCGTCGAATTACCCATGCAGCCTTAACTGATACACTTATTCGTAAACGTTCTTCATCTGAATGGTGATAACCCGGATGCCCTTTCTGTGAAACGCTCATTCTCGCGATAGTTTCTGGTGAATGCTTCCTGCCAAGGAATGTTTGCCTGCCAAGGCCAGCAAGACCGATTTTTCTTCTGTGTTCCACGGATTTTGGCTTACCCTTATGAGTCGCACTAATTTTGGCGCGAGCTTCAGGCGAAAATATAGTACCTTTTGCGTTTTGATTTCCGACTCTAGATGCACTCATCTTTGCACGGGTTTCGGCTGAAAGTTTCAGCCCAGATGTATACTTATTTCCCTTCATTCGCTTGCTAAGTTCAGCCCTATGCGTAGGGCTCTGCGCGCGACCCTTAACAATAGCGT